GGCTTCATGTCGAAGATGCGGCAGTCGCCGTTCTCAAAAAACAACCGGAGCCGGTAATCCTCCAGCGCTTCCACCTTGCACACAATCCAGTCTGGCCGTTTCATAATACACCTCGTTTCAGCGCAGGGGTTCGATCCGGAACAGTTGTTCCCGGCTCTGCGCTAGTTTCCAGTTCGCTCGCAGTTCGTCGCGGTGAATCTGCATCCATGCTTCTACAATTTGGCGATGCGCTTTCGGCAATTCCCCCTCGGAGAGTTCGCCGGTCTCAATGTCGAACGTCGCTACCGCATCGCCGTATCTGGCGTGGATGTGCGGCGGCACGTGATCCTGATAGTACATCGCAATGATGATTCCGAAAAACATACTGATCGTTGGCATTAGCTTTCCTTTCGTTATCCCATTAATTAATATAAGGGAAAATCCCGTAAAAACAACCCGGAGTTGATATACCTTTTCCGTTATCCGTCAGGTATATCAAAAAAAAATCCGAAAAAAGATTGATTTCGCACTTGTCAATTTTTTTTCCCGTATTTTCTTGAAGAGTGCTGATAGGTTCCTTTCGTTCACCGGTTCTTCCGACCCGCCCCGGCGGCGGCCTCAAACGCCGCCGGGGTCCTTTCCCCGGAAGGCCGACCGGAAGGCCGCTCCCAACCCCTCGGACCCGAATCGCTGCGAGGCTTAGAGTTCACCGGCGCAACGCCGACCTCGATTGCAAGCAGGCGGATGGACTACCCGAAAAAGCAAGTTCGTTCACTGTTTACAATCTATGGAGGCATCACATGCTTTACATCGACCCCGCGTGGATTGATACCTACGAAGGTAACTTCCGCCATCTCTACCAGCAGAAACAAAGCGTTCTCTCCCCGTACATTCAGCGCGGCACCATGGAGGGAAAGAAAAAGCGTTTCACCTACATCGGCAAGGCCGACATGGTCGAACGCCAGGGCAAGAACACAGACACTAAGTGGCAGGACCTCGAATTCTACAACCGGTGGATCTCCCGCCGCGTATTCGACTACGCGCTGCTGATCGACGAATTCGACGACATCAAGTCCGCCCTGACCGATCCGACCAGTTCCGCGATTCAGGGCGCGCTGATGGCCGCCAACCGCCGCAAGGACCGCGTGATCGTCGAAGCCTTCGGCGCGACGGCCTACACCGGCGAAAACGCCGAAGTCGCCGTCCCGTTCCCGTCGGAAAACATCCTCGACGTTCAGCTCGGCTCCGCCTCCACCAAGGAAAACCAGCCGCTGAACCTCGCCAAGCTCAAGGAACTGGCCGCGCGCATGGATGAGGGCGACGTGCCGGAAACCGACCGCCGCATCCTCGTATGCACCCAGCGGCAGCTCAACTCGCTCCTCGACGACGAACATGTCAGCAGCGCCGACTACAACTCGGTCAAGGCGCTGGTTTCCGGCACCATCGACAGCTTCTACGGCTTCAAGTTCGTGAAATACAACGGCCTGCCGCTCGAAAACGATGTGCGGACCTGCTGGGCGTTCTCCTCCAGCTCCATGCAGCTCGCGGTTTCGCTCGACACCCGCATCAAGGGGCCGGTCGAAATCCCGCAGAAGCATTTCCAGCCCGGCTTCGAGGTCACGATGGCGCTGGACGCCGTCCGCCTCTACGATGCCGGCGTCTATCAGGTCCCCTGCAAGGAAGTCAAGTAAGGAGATGCCTCCGGCGGCCGGGGGCGCTTCGCCCCCCGGACCCCCAGACCGGCAAGGTGCCGGTGCAAGGTAACGGTTTTGAATTTTTACTGCGTAAAAATTGCAAAACCGGAGGTTTATGAATTGTGAGAAAAGGAGAAAGTTATCATGGCGAAAACCGTCAATTCCAATCTGATCCCGGCGGGCGGCCCGAACGCCGCCCCCGTGAACGGCCTCAAATCCAACGGTCATCTGCGTTGCGCAACCGCAACCTTCAAGGCGACCGAGGCGCTCGCCGCCGGTGACGTGATCCAGCTTTTCGAGCTGCCCCCGGCGGTCGAACTGGTTCCGGCGCTCTGCACCGTCCACGGTCAGGGAGCCGCCAGCGCCACCGTCACGCTGAAAGCCGGAGGCGTCGCCTTCAGCTCCGCGATCCCCATCGCCAACGCCGCCAAGGGCGTGATCGATTACGCGGCGGTCAAGTCGGTGGAGATCAGCTCCGAAGCGCAGATGATCACCGCTGAACTCGGCACCGCCGGAATGGCCGTCGGCAACGAGATCGTGGTCAACATCGTGTACAAAAGTAACGCTTAAAAAGAAACAACCTGCGGGCAGCGGTTCCGGAGTTGTCCGCAGGTTGACCGGGAGGCGCGAATGTTCACGCGGATCGATATCTACAATATGGCGCTGGACCGGCTCGGCTCCAGCGAACCGGTCAAGTCCGACGGCGACACCTCGCTCGAAAAGCGGCTCTGCGAACGGGAGTATCCCGGCGCGCTCGAAAAGGTGCTGGCCGCCTATCCGTGGAGCTGTGCGCGCAAGCGCGCCACGCTCGCCCGGCTCGCCGACGATCCGCCTTTCGGCTGGTCGCACGCCTACCGGCTGCCCGCCGACTTCCTGTCGCTCGTGCGCATCGACAACAACGACTGCCCGCGCCGGAAGTACGAAATCGAAGGCCCGGCGCTGCTCTGCGACCTCGAACGCTGCAATATCATCTATGTCGTCAATGAAATCGATGCAAGCCAACTCCCCGCCCATGTGCGCGATCTGGTTTCCATCGAACTCGCCCGCCGCATCGAACCGGGGCTGCGGAACGCCGGATTGCAGGTTTCCGCCCAGATGATTCAGGAGTTCTGGCAGGATACGTGGCCGCTGGCGATGGCCGCCGAACTGCGCAGCACCTTCTCGCGCAACCGGGGCAACCGCCTGATCGACTACAATCTGCCGCCTGTGGAGTTTATGCAGTGAGCTATCTGGTCAACAATTTCAACGGCGGCGAATGGGGGCCGCGTCTGCGCTACCGCGCCGACCTCGCCAAGTACCGCAACAGCTGCGCGGTGCTGGAAAACTTCCTGCCGATGCCGTGGGGCGGCGTTGAAAACCGTCCCGGAACGCTCCATATCGCCGTCGCCGCCACCACCGGGAATGTCAGGCTGATCGCGTTTCAGTACAACGTCGAAACCGCCTACCTGATCGAGGCGGGCGAAGCGTATTTCCGCATCTACCGCGACGGCGTCTACATCGGCAAGGACGTGGCGACGCCGTATCTCGCGGACGAACTCGGCGCGCTCAGTTTCACCCAGTCCAACGACGTGCTGTTCATCGCCCACGCCAACCATCCGCCCGCGATGCTCAAGCGCATCACCGAAATCGAATTCCAGTATGAGGTCATGAAAATCCGGGGCGGCCCCTATCAGGATGAGGACGCCCGCGAAATCGAACTGACCAGCTCCGCCGCGACCGGTTCCGTGACCGTCACCGCCGACACTGCGGATGAGATTTTCAAAGCGGGAATGGAGGGAACGCGCATCCGCTGGGCCGTCCCCGTTTCCAGCAACGCGATCAACGAAACGTTCAAGCGGGACGGCACCGGCAAGGAGAAGCTCCGGGTGCGCGGCTCGTGGAAGGTCACCACCGGCGGAAGCTGGGTCGGCACCCTCCACCTCGAACGATCAGAGGACGGCGAAACCTTCGAGGAGTACCGCATCTACACCGTCAACGCCGACCGCAACATCGAGGATTCCGGCTATGAGGAGAACCATGTCTGGTACCGGTTCCGCTTCACCGACTGGCAGAATCCCCCCTCCGGCGTGCTCTACGAGTGCCGCGCCAGCCTCGGAATCGAGAGTTTCGAGGCCTACGGGGTGTTGGAACTGACCGCGATCACCGACGCGCGCACCGCAACCGCAACCGTGATCGAGGAGCTGCCCGGCCTGAAATCGAAAACGTGGAGCCTCTCCGCCTGGGACAAGTTCCACGGCTACCCGGCGCTGGTGCAGTTCTACGCAGGCGACAGGCTGGTATTCGCACGTACCCGGAAGGAGCCTACCCGCCTCTGGCTCTCCGCGACCGGCGACTATCTCGACTTCAACGCCGACGTGCTCGCCAATTCCTCGCTGCTCTACACCGTCAAGACCGGCAACGGACAAGGCGGCGTGACCGGCAACGCCATCGCCTTCATCGCGAACCGCAAGGAACTGGTCGTCGGCAGCTGGGCCGAAATCGGCAGCCTGACCCCGAACGATGAAAACCAGCCGCTCGCACCCGACAACAAGAAGTACCGCAGCGAAACCAGCCCCGGCAGTGAGGATTTTCCGCCGATTCAGGTCAACGACGTGCTGCTTTTCGTGCGGCGCGGCGGGGAAAATCTGCTTGAACTGGCCTACAACTACATGACCGACGGTTACGACGCGCCCGACATGACGCTGATGCGGCCGGAAATCCTCGCTGCCGGAGGCGGCATCAAGGAGATGGCCTACGTACAGCTCCCCTACCCCGTGGTCTACTGTCTGCGCCATGACGGCGTGCTCGCCTCCTTTACCTACAACCGGGCCGAGGAGGTCACCGCCTGGGCGCGGCAGGTCACGGACGGGAAAATCGAATCGGTCACGGTGTTGCAGGACCGTTCCGGCTACGACATCATCTATCTCGCGGTACGGCGCGGCAACGCGGTCCACATCGAGCAGTTCGCCCGGCGCGATGACAGCGCCACCGGCAGCGGCGTATTCCTCGACGACGCGAAGGTGTTCGACTTCGACGAACCTGCCGAAGTGCTGACCGGCCTCGAACACCTCGAAGGCCGGAGCGTCACCGCCGTGATCGACGGCACCGGTTTCGCGGGACTGAAAGTCGAAGGCGGACGGGTCGAACTCCCCCGCGCCGGATCGCACATCAGCGTCGGAATCCCGTACACGTCGACCGTGGAGACGCTGCCGCTCGACCTCGCGCAGGGGCCGGATTCGACGTTCGACCGGCGCAAGCGCAACCCGCGCACTTATCTCAAGTATTACCGTTCGCTCGGCGGAGAAATCTACAATTCCGGCGTGAACGGATCAACCCTGATCTTCCGGATCATGTCCGACGTCGCCAACGGGCCGATCAAACTCAAGACCGGCAGCAACGAACTGGCGCTGCCCGACCGCTACGGAGTGGAGAAAACCGTGACCGTGATCCAGCACGATCCCTTCCCGATCACCGTGCTGGCGCTGGTCAATACGCTGGAGGTGTCGTAATGGAAGCGAAGTGCGAACTCTATGAATACGAAAAGCATTATTCGATGCTGGCGGCGTGGTGGCGGGCCCACCGGCTCCCGCCGGTCCCGCGCGACCAGCTCTCCCGGCTCGGCGCGGTCGCGTATCTCGACCGGGTGCCGCGCGCGGCGGTATGGGCCTACAAGGGCGAGGACGTGCCGCTCGGCTGGCTCGGCTTCGCGCTGACGAATCCGGCCAACACGCCGCGCCAGAGCGCCGCAGCCCTCGAAATCGCAATGGAGGCCGCGACTTATCTGCTCGCGCAGGCCGGAGTGCGGATCATTCAGGCCGGATACGGCACGCGCGGCTTGTCGAACATCCTTGAAAAACAGGGATTCATCTGCGCCGCCGAGGGCGTCCGCGAAATGATCAAAGTCGTAACCAGAGAGGAGGTATAGTTATGGGGGTTCTCGCACTGGCTATCGCCGGAGCCGTCGTCGGCATCACCGTCGGCACCATCGAAACAGTAAACAACTACCAGCAGAGCAAGGCACAGGAGGATATGGCCAGATTCAACCAGCGCATGGCCGAACGCAACGCCGCGCAGGAGAACATCAACGCCGCCGCGGCACAGGCCCGCGCCAACGCCGCCGCCGAAGCCGAAGCAGCCGAGTATGCCCGCAAGGAGCAGCTTGAGCGCGAAAAGAACGCCAAGTTGCGCGGCTACAATCTCGCGGTGCAGGGATACTCCGGCATGGCATCCGATCAGGGGTCCAGTCTGCTGGTCAATATCGACAACGCGGTCAACGCCGAACTCGGCGCGCTGGACATCCGCCGCATCGGCGAAAACGCTGTGAACAACATCCGGTACGAGGGAGAACTGAACGCCTTCCAGCACCGGTTGAACGCGACGCAGTACCTCGGCGAAGCCGCCAACTATAAGGCACAGAAAAATTCAATCCGCAGTCAGCGCGGCTGGCAGTTGACCGGAGATATCATCGGAACCGTCGGCAAGGGGATCAAAGGAGCCGCCGCGGGCGCGTCGCTGGGTGCGTCGCTGGGCGGCTCCGCTGCAGGCGCAGCTTCTTCCGGCAGTTCACTGCTCACGCAGAATCTGCCGAAAGTGAAAGTCACCGGCACCACCAAGTGGGGAAGTATGGCATGAACGAAATCAGAATCGACAAATCATTCAATCCGCAAAGCCACGCCGCCGAAGCGAACCTGTATCCGCGCGGCGTCGCCGAAATCCGTCAGCGCGTCGCCTCCGGCGGCTCTTTCGGCTCCGCAGCCGCAGGCGTAAAACAGCTCATTGGGGGGGCGGCCGACCTGCTCGGCGTGATCACGCAGGCGCGGGAGGAATCCCGTCAGGCCGCCGATCAGGTCGAGTTGACCAAACTCAACAATTTCGCCCGAGAGCAGGTGCTGCGTCTGGACGGCGTCACCAACGAAAGGATGCTGGAGGAAAAAGCGCAGGGATTCCGCGAAACCTTTGCGCAGATGATTTCCGACAACCAGAACCTCAGCGACGACGGCCGCAAGCAGGCGAACATCATGCTGGAAAAATCGGTTGGGGCCTACCGGCTGGAGGGCGTCGCGCAAATCAACCGCTACTGGAAAAATCAGCAGCAAATGCAGGCGGCCGATTCTCTCAATCAGGCGGTGGCGGCAGGCGATCTGCCCGGGGCGCTCAACTGGTTCGACCGTTCACTCGAACTGGGCGTCACGCCGAAGGCTTCCCGCGAAACGGTTGAAAGCATGACGTTCCGCAACAACCTCGTGAACGGTTATCTTTCCAAGCTCGGCATCGGCGCGCTGCGCGAAGAGCAAAAGAAGCTCGACGAAATCAACCCCGACGGCAGTTTCAAGGAGTTCCCGATGATCAAGGCCCCGCAGGCGGCGGAGTTGCAGGGCTGGATTCGCAACCGGATCAACATCATGACCAACGCCGGGCAGGACACCCTTGACGAAATGACCGCCAAAGGGACGCTGACGCCTGAATCGCTCCGCGAACTTCACGAACAGGGCGAAATCAGCCCCGCCCAGTGGCGGGCCGGGCTGGCCCGGATCGAGAAAAACCGTCAGGCCACCGAGCAGATCATCTCCGCCGCCCGGAAAGAGCGCATCCAGCAAACTTCCAACCGGATCAGCCGGGAGATGTTCGAGGCCTACGACCAGCTCGGCACGGCTTCCCCCCAGCGGCTTGCCGCATTTAAAGCCCGGTTCAATGAAGCGATCACCAAGGCGGAAGCCGAAGGGAAGCTCGACGATTCGCAGATCACCGCCCTGAAGAAGACGTTGAAGGGGTACTGCGACGACCTCGGAAGGGCGGACGGCGGGATCAAATCGCTTTATATCTATCAATATGCGCGCGCCAAAATCGACGAACTCGAACCGGATGCGTTCTATGCAACCAAAAACGACCGGGGAGGCAAGCCGGAACCGTGGTTCGGCACGAACAAGGATAAGACAGAGGCTATCGTAAACGCCAATTTTGAAGCGTTCAAGCAGCAGGTCGACAGTTTTATCCGAAGCAATCCTCAGGCCACTTATCGGGATGTGGATACTTTCATGGATGATCTGAAAGAGAAGATCAATAAGACCGAAGTCCGGAACCTGACCCGGATTTTCGGGCAGTTCGATACCGCCGGAATCACAGGAAATGCACGCAGCAAGGCGAATGAACTTGACGCCGGACAGGGAAAAAAGGTCGTTGAAGCGCGGAAGGAGGCAACGGGGGGAATTATGGTCATGTACGACAACGGGAGTATCGACTATGACAAATGAAGCATTGCTGGAGGAGTGGAACAATGCTGAACCGGTCGCGGTTCCGCCCGCCGACGACATCATCGCCAGATGGGAAAAGGCAACCCCGATCGACTGGAAGCCGGGGCATTTCATCCCGACCCGGCGTAACTGGGCGGCGATGCGCGAATCTTTTGCCGGTGATCCGCTGGCATTCGTACTCGATCCGAAACTGCGCGCCGACTTCGAGTTCGTCACAGCAAGGGAAAAAGACCCGGAACTTACCCGCAAAAAGCTCGCGCTCGCCAATTATTACGCCAACATGCGCCGGGAACGGGTACTCTTTGCCTACGACAATCTCGACAGTTTCATCAAACAGTTTCACGGCAAGGAACTCAGCGCCGACGCCGCCTACAACGAGGTCGCCAAGCTGCTCACACCGCAGCAGAGCATGGCCGAAGGCGGCGAGTATTGGAAGTCCGTCGGCAAGGCCGGAGGCGCCAAAGTGGCGAAATCCGTCACTAACGCCGGATGGTCGCTGCTCAAGCAATTCATGATCGGCGCGGAAATGCAAGCTCTCGCCGATCCGCTCACCCCCAAATCCTACGAAGCCGCGCAGGAAACCATGAACCGGGTCGGAAATGTCGAGAAAGTCATTGAGAAACAACGCGGCGAGAGCGTCGGTTACTATGGGGATGTCGCTCAGGAGAATACTGCCGCGATTCTTAAGGATGACTGGTTTACCAGCTCGGAAGGCATTGCCGACTGGTGTACCAACGCGTTTACCGCGGTGCTGGTGGAAGCTCCGAACATGGGCGCGCAAGTCGCACTCTCCATCGCCGCGCCGCAGGCGGCACCTTTCCTACTCGGCGGCATTTATGCCAATGACAAATACTTCGACCTCTCTGACGAACATCCGGAAATGTCGGATTCCGACAAGGCGATCAACGCCGCCCTTACCGGCGTGATCAACGGTGCGCTCGACAAAATCAGCGTCGGAATCCTGACCGGCAAGGGTGTGAAGCCGGAGCTGGTCAAGCAGGGAATGGCAAAAGCCATCCGCTACAGTCTTGCCAGCATCGGCAAGGAGGGAGGCGTGGAAGCCGCACAGCAGCTCGCCGAGAACAGCGTGGACATCATGACCGGCGTATACGGCGACTTTCACAAACTCTCATGGGAAGAACGCGGTAAACTGCTCCTGAAAGGAGTGCCGGAAAGTTTCCTTGTCGGCGCAGTCTACGGCGCACCTTATGCAGGAATCGGTTACATGAATGCCCGTCAGCGGGAACGTCTGCGCGTGGACGGTCAGGCGTTCCTTGAACAACGGCGCGCGGAAATCATGGCAAAAGAAACGGTCACGCAGCAGGACCTTGTTGAGTTGCAGGAGTGCAACAACCTGCTGGAAGCGGCCAACCCGGACGCCGTGATCCGGCTCGGAGCTGCGGTCAATTTTAACGAACAGCTTCAGCCGCAGGCTGAAGTTGCCGACCCCGATCAGGAGATGAGCGTTGAAGAACTGGCGCAGCAGGCCGAGCAGCAGTACTGGATCAGAACCAAAGCACTGGTCCACAATCCGGCGGACACCGCCGACCGGGTGCGGGAACTCGCCGCGCTGTATCCCGGCGTCAACACCGAGGTCGTGGATGATCCGGCCATGTTCAGCGACGCCGCCAGAGCCGAAGCCGCCCGGCGCGAAATCGACCTTGACAATGTGCGCGGCTTCTACGATCCTGCCACCAATACGATGGTGGTCAACGCCGCCCGTGTCCGCCCGTCGGAAGTTCCGGCGCTGGCACTGCATGAAATCGTCGGGCACGCCGGCCTCAAGCAGGTGCTCGGCAACGCCTACGATCAGATGCTCGACGGCGTGATCCGCGACCACCGCGACGATCTCGGCACCATCCCCTTACGCTACAACCTCGACCTCGACACGGTCAAGGGACAGCGGGAAGCCGCAGAAGAGTACATCGCCCATATCGCCGAGAGTAATCCGGACCTCAAGCCGTCGTGGTGGCGGGAGTTCCTCCAGCAGATCAAGATGCTGCTGCGCCGGGTGCCGGGGCTGGAAAACCTGCGATACACAGACCGCGAGATCGAAGCGATGCTCGCCCGGTCCGCCCGCGCCATGCGCCGGAGCGGCAAGGTGCCGCCGCCGGATGCGCGCGCCAATGCCCTCCGGGGGCGCGCGGACGGAGAAGCGGGGGACGGACAAGTACGGACAGGAACGGAAGCGGAAATGCGGTTCGCGGTCAATGAGAACGGCGAAACGCTCTTCGGCGTGGCCGGGCGTGACGGCAATCTGACCGCGCGCCAGATCATCGATGACCCAAGCATCCGGCCCGATGAACCGGTGTTGACTTCCGACGGCTCCGACGTGTGGGGAGAGATCACCCCGGAAATGGCCGCCGCCGCCCCGGAACTCGGTCTGGAGGCGCTGCCGATCAAACTGTTGAAAGGAATGCACCGGGGAAATCATGCCGGGTTCGGGCTGGTTCATATGTACGAAGAGCACGGTGCAGAGCTGGAAGCGCGCGGATATGACCTTGTCGAATATCTGGCTGGAATTTTCAGCAGGCCCAATCAGATTTACGCATCGTCACAGGAGAAAAATATCCGGCTCGAACTTGTCACGAAATCGAAACCGCGCAATATCGGTGTACTGGAACTGCGCAAAGAAGATGGATTCTACTCTGTTATCACGGCGTTTCCAATGGATTGGGAACGCAGTAAGGTTAGAGGAAAATTGATTTGGCAGTACTCCGTGCCCAAGTACAATCCGGCAAGCAGCGAACCGGACCCCTTGGAACCGCTCAGCGCCGATAAAGCTGCAAGCGCCGCTAGAATGTCTGGGACCAAATCTGATCCTAATATAACCGATTCCGGCGAAAAGTCAAGCACTTCCGACGACGACGGCATCCGTTTTTCGATCGCGCCGGTCTGGACCGGCAGCGCTGCCGCTTACGATCGGCCAAGTCTGCACTACATCGGCACCGGAGAAGGCGCGCAGGCCTACGGCTGGGGGTTGTATGGTTCAAGCGACCGGGGAATTGCAACCGGTTATGCGGAACGCGATGTGAAAAATAAATTCAAGCAGCCGTCCATGAAAATAAACGGGGAAACCTTTACGCAGGGAAACTCCGCCGCTCTGACCGGCAAGGAAGAGTGGTTCGGCGTTTTGCTGCAACATCTGTACTCCGTCAACGGGAACCGGAAGCAGGCCGCCAAAAACATCCGGGACGGAATCAGGCGGCTTCGGAATCTGGCAAAAAGCGAAACGGACGGCAAGGAGCTTGAATTTTATCAAGCCATGATTTCCGATCTGAAGCGGGCGGCGGATTTTCTGGCGGATGAGGGCAACACCGTGGAATACGACGGCGGCAGGAATATTTACAAACAGACTTTCTGGCCGGACAAAGAAGAAAATCTGCTCGACTGGGATGAGCCGGTTCCGCCCGAACAGATGCAGCAGATTGCCGATCAGGCGGTAAAAGAACAATTGCCTTTCGGATATACGGAAGATGGAAAAAACTTTTTCAACGGAAGCGGCACAAGCGGGAAACTCCTGTACAAAGACCTCGCGAAATCCTTTAATCTCGGCTCTCCCAAAGCCGTCAGCGAATTTCTTTACCGGGCCGGGATCGACGGGATCACCTACATCGGCGACACTTCCGGGGTCCGGAATTATGTCGCATTCTCCGATCAGGATATCCGCGTGGATGAACATCTGCGCTTTTCCGTGTCCGAATATTCCGATCAGGATATGGAGACGTTCGCGACGATCCTGCGGCCTTTCGTCGGCCTCGCGATGGACAAGACCGATGCGGAGTATCTCGCCTATTTGCAGGAAAAGAATCTGCCGGTCCATTCCGAGGAGTGGGCGCATGCGTTCGCCGCGATGGCCGAACAGATGAATCAGGAGGCGCAGACCCGCGCCGACAAGGAAAAGAAATTCAACTGGCTCTATGAAAACATCCCCTTCTACCGCTACGCGGTGGACGCCGCCGGGACCCGCGATTTCAAAATCGTGCCGAGCTACCGCTACATGGGCGAGGAGTTCAAGGGCGTTTTCATCGCCGAAGCATGGCGCAAATTCTCCGGCAAGGAGAAGGCAGAGGGCAAAACCGGCGCGCGCCGCAAAAAGAAGCTCGAAGAAGCCGCCGGAGTACGCAGCGACGCGCTCGCCGAAACCATCGCCCGCGATATCGGCGGCGATGCGATCCAGATCGAAAACGACCTGATCGAGTTCTTCCGCAACCTCAACCGCAACGAGCTCGAACGGCCCTACCGCAATTTCGTCGCCGACAGCCGGTTCCAGAACAATGTGCTCGAACGGCAGGCGCGCGAGGAGTTCGAGGCGCAGCAGCGTGCCGACGAAATCAACCGGGAGGTCGAACGCATCATCGAAAGCGGCGAACTCATCACCGAAAAGTACCGCAAAGAACACCCCGAAGTAGTGCGCGCACTGCGGGAACGGCTCCTCGGCGAATCCCCGAAGAAGTACACCAACAACAGGGAACTCGAGGCGATCAACGCCGCGATCAAGGGCGCCAACGGCGATCCCGCCTATTACGCCAAGGCCTATCAGGAGGCGAAAGAGCGGGCATGGCAGGAGTACGCCGAACGCTTCCGCAAGCTGCGCGAACGGGTCATGGCCAACAAGGCCGACGCGCTCGCCCTCCAGCGCGAGGCCGCCGACTTCGCCGCAAAACACATCCCGAAGGAAAACCGCGGCGAATTCACCCGCGCCATCCTCCGGCTGCTGGAGTATTCCACCATCCCCAACGCCAAGTATCCTGAAGGACGGCGCAAGGCCGAGTTCGACAAACTGCTCGGCGGCATTCTCCGGCGCGGCAACGAGCTGCGCCGCAAACAGCTCGCCGCCGAAATCAGCAAAGCAGTCCACGCCGCCCGCGCCAAACGCATCTACAAGGGCATCCCGACCAGTCTGTTGCCGACCCGGCAGGAGGAGGTCAACCGAATCATCCGGATTCTCGACGCCTCCGAACTCGAACTCGACGCGATGCAGGCCGAGAACGTCAAGGCGATGATGAACGAGGAGACCCCCGAGGAACAGCGGCTCCTCCTCGCCGAACGGAACCGCGAGATCGAACGGTGGCGGCGGCTCGAACAGAAGTCCGAAGAGGAGCTCGGCGAACTGCTCGACTATGTCGAAAAAATGATCGCGGGGGGCAAGGAAGAGTTCCGCGATAAAATCAAGGAGCGCGCGGCGGAGCTGAACCGGGTCCGGCAGGCGGTCAAGAAAACCGTCACCGACGGCCGGGCAATCGACAAAGACTCCAAGGCGGACGCGAAACGGTTCTGGGGAATCACGCTGAAAAACCGCGCCTTCCTCAAATCGTTTCTGAAGATCACCGCCGGAAGGCAGGGGACCGACGAACTCTTCGACCAGACCGAGCAGGGACGCATGGCCCGCGCCATCGATGACGCCAATCAGAAAGAAACCACCATGCTCCGCAAGGCCGGAGAGGAGTTCCATGCCGCACAGGAACGCATCCTCGGAGTGAAAGGCGTCCGCGGCCGCGGCAAATTCGTCAAACAGCTCAACCTTCAGGAGAAGAAGAGCGGCGTATTCGTCCGCCACTATATCGCGGAAAGGGACGGAATCCGGATCAAGGGAGAACGACCCGCTGTCAGCCACGACACCAGTTCCTATATCGCCCGCCGCATCCTCAAGGACGTGCGCGACAAAGTGCCGCTGGAAGGATACGTCGAAGTACCCAAAGATGCGCGCGACGATTTCGCCGCCGCGATCAGTCCGTACGGTCGGTACTTCGGGTCTACCGACCAGATCTTCCTGTCAAACGGCGAACTGCGAATCTACCACCGGAACCGGGACAACACCGTCGAACCATTTACCGCGCCGCTCGACGCCCTGCCTCCCGGCAGCCGGATTCTCAAGCAGGACCCCTATCTCGAAAACGATCTGGCCCGCCAGCTCGCCGACTACGACGCCGGGCTGGAAGTGACACGCAACGACCTCGGCGACGACAACTACAACGCCGCCGCCACCATGGCGGCAAGAGAGCGGAACTCCGAAGGGAAAATCCAGATGCTGTTCCCGGCCGAATCCGACTTCGAGGACGTCGAACTCACCCTCTCGCGCGGCGAAGCCATGCAGCTGCTGCTCGAATGGGAACAGCCGGACTTTCACGACACCATGGAGTGGAACGGATGGAGCGACCAGAGCATCGCGCAGCTTAAGAAGTTTCTCGGCCCCGAACTGGTGGAGTTCGCGTACTGGATGCGCGGCAGCCTCGCCGGATTCCGCGAACGGCTCGACCGGGTCAGCTTTGAAAAGTACGGCGTTCACCTGCCCGACAATCCGCTCTACTTCCCCGGAGCCTTCAAGGGCCTCGCCGGGCTGAAGATCAACGAGGAAGGCGGATTCGGCAGGCTCGCCGGGCAGATGTCCATGAATCCCTCGTTTCTGATCGCCCGCCGCTGGCACCGGAAAGCCCCGGACACCAACGTTTCCGCGCTCGAAACCTACTTTAACCACATCTACGAGCAGGCGCACTTCCTCGCCTGGAACGACATCATCGGAGAAATGCGCGGGGTTTTTAACGACAAAGACGTCAAAACCGCGATGGACTCCCACCTCGGCAAGGCGTTCACCCGGGAGCTGCTCGCCCGGATCGGCACGCTCGCCGCCGGAGGACGCAAAAGCGACGACAACTTCTCGAAAATCGTACGCAAGTTCTACCGCAACTGGATGCCGGCGAAAATCATGTTCTCGATCCCGACCGCGATCAAGCAGTACGCGGGCGTGCTCTCCTACATGAACAACGTGCCGGTCAGCGATTTTATCCGATATTTCGGCGAGGCCGCGCGGCTCTCCGGCGACTTCCGCGCCTTCGCGAAGTGGGCGAAAAACACCGACTACATCAAAAACCGCCTCGGCGGCGCGCTCGACCGCGACCTGATCCACCTGCTCGGCGCCGGCGACGACGGCGAACAATACAGTGCACTCACACAAGCCGGAATCGACCTCGGAACGCTAATGAACCGGCAGGCCGACGCGCGCGCCTCGATCTGGGGCGGATTCGCCGTCTACAAGTATCACCGCGTCAAGGCGGAACGGGACGGATTCAGCCGGCGCGAGGCGCATGAAATCGCCAGACGCAAGTGGATGGAAGCGACCGAGGAAACCCAGCAGAGCGGATTCCTCAGCAATCAGAACTCCTTCCAGACCAGCGCCGGAGCCGCCCGGTACTTCACCGCGTTCATGTCCAACCCGATCCAGACCATGGACCTCATGTTTCAGGCCGTCGACGAAATCCGCTTCACCGGACTCAATCGGAAAACCGCTGAAAAACTTGCGCGGCGGATCGTCGTCAACCACCTGATGATCCCTACTGCAATGTTTCTGGTCGGGCAGGCGTGGAGACACGGCTTCGACCTCGAAGAGTACGAATGGGAAGACTGGGCAATCGGCTGTCTTTTCGGCTCCTTCGAGGGATACATCTTCGCCTCGTACGCCAGAGATGCCGTCAGCACAATCGTCAATCAGCTCACAGGAAAGCGCAGATGGAATCAAAAAGACAGTCCCATCCCCGCGATCGACGAAGCCATGAAGTTGTCCGAAAGCATCGAGAAGCTCGCCGACGGCGCCCCCACCGCCGAAGACATCGCACAGGCCGTCAAGAGCTTCGGCGACGCGGCGATAGCCGCCGGAGCGCTGGACAACCGCGTCGGACAGGCCGGGGCCATCATCTCCGCGCTCGCCATGCGCTCAAAACAGATTTTACGCTGGTTCAACAACGACAACTAACACAGGGAGGAAAGCATGTCCGTAAGCAACATCGAACCATTGATCCGGTACAAGGGGGACGGCGCGCAAACCGTCTTTCCGATTCCGTACCGGTTTCTGGAGCCGGAACACATCCGGGTCGAAATCGGCCGCAGCGGCGTCACTCTGCTGCTGGCCTATCTTGCCGATTACACCGTCAACGAAAGCAACGTCGTGACCAAAGTGCCGCCCGCCGCCGGGGATATCGTCGCCATCAGCCGCGAAACTCCGCAGGAACGCGCCGGCGACTACGACGAAACCGGCAGCGTCCCCGGTTCCAGTCTCAACGACAACTACGACCGCGCGATCCTGATGATTCAGGAACTCGCCAGCAAGCTCAAGCGCGCAGTTCTGATGCCTCCGACCGGCGAAAGCGACGCCACGATTCAGGACCTGATGGATATGCTCTCCGAAATGCTCAAGCAGGTCACTGACTGGGTCACGGAAGCCGAAGAAGCGATGAAGATTCTTGATGAACTCGATCTCAGTTCGCTCGCCCGGCTGGATTCGCCGCACTTCACCGGAACGCCCACCGCGCCTACTGCGGGCAAAGGCACCAGCACAGATCAGATCGCCACCACCAAGTTCGTGCAGAACGAAGTGGCGGACTTCCTGTCACCCAATCAGAGTTCCTTCGTCGCTTCGCAGTGGATTCTGGATCAGGCGTCCAGCAAATACTATCACCGGATCGTCACCGACGCGCGGGATATCTCGCACGTCTACAAAAACGAGGACGGCGGATTCATGGTGTTCGATGACACAGTTGAAATCCATGTCGTCGACGAGGGCTACATCAAACTGGTGGCGGCGGCGGGCTTCGACGGCCACATCGTCACGCTGTCGAAGCGTCTGCCGGTCGTTTACAGCTACGAGCCGGTCACGGATGAATCCGGGCAGATCATTTCGCTGACGCTGACCGGAATCGTCTCCAATCCCGGCAACATCACGGACCTTGACATCCCCAGTTCGGCGGAGTATGAAGGCGCGACTTATCCGGTGAAAAAGATCGGATACCGTGCGTTCAACGGCAGCCGGATCACATCGGTCAACATCGGCGAAGGCATCGAGGAAATCGACGCGGAAGCCTTTTATGTGACCGGGCAGCTGGTCAAGGTGGTTTTCCCAAGCACGCTCAAAACAATCGGCGTCGGCGCATTCTATTTGTCTGGGATCGCGGAGTTCAATCTGCCGGAGGGCCTGCTGACGATCAAAAGAAGTGCGTTGGACACAGCGAAGCTCACTTCGCTGCACATCCCCGCCAGCGTCCAGGAGATCGGGGACCCCCCGGCCCGCACGAGCACCGCGCTTACCGCGATCACGGTTGACTCCGGCAACCTGAACTATACTGCGCAGGACGGGGTGCTGTATACCAAGGATATGAAAACGCTGGTAAGTTATCCGAGAGGGAAAACCGGCGCCACCTTTGCCATTCCGAGCGGCGTGGAAGAGTTGGGGCGCATGGCCTTTTTCGGCGTGGCGGCCTTGACCGGCGTCACTCTACCTGCCGGGCTGCTGACAATCGGCGAGGAGTGCTTCCTGGCCGCCACCGGCATCACCGCCATCGCGATCCCGGCAAGCGTCCAGACGATCAACGGGATCGCCTTCGGCGCCATGCCCGCGCTCACGGCGATCACGGTTGACTCCGGCAACCTGAACTACGCCGCACAGGATGGGGTGCTGTATACCAAGGATATAAAAACGCTGGTGCAGTATCCAAACGGGAAAAGCGGCACTACGTTTACCGTCCCGGCCGGGGTGGAAACGATCGAACAGGGCGCGTTTCAGGAAAATCCAGGCCTGACCGGCGTCACCCTCCCAGCAGGGTTGCTCCATCTCAAGACCAGAGCTTTTTCCGGGGCAAGTAAGTTGCAAACAATCGCTATTCCGGCCAGTGTGCAGGAGGTCGGCGGACAGGCATTGGCACGCTGCCCGGCGCTCACGGCGATCACGGTGGAGACCGGCAACCCGAACTACGCCGCGCAGGACGGGGTGCTGTATACCAAAGACATAAAAACGCTGGTGCAGTATCCAAACGGGAAAAGCGGCGCAACGTTCACGGTTCCGAACGGCGTGGAAACGATCGGGCCATCGGCATTTTACAGTTCGACGCTGACCGGCGTCACTCTTCCGGAGGGGATGCTGGCAATCGAAAGTCAGGCTTTTCAGAGCGCCGGGCTGACGGCGGCCAGCTTCCCCGCCAGCCTGACTTCTTTTACGAGCGGCTGTTTTTATGGATGTCTGGACTTGGAAGAAATCACCTTCCACAATCCGGGAAAATGGATGATGGACAACCCGTTCTACGCCTGCCCGAAGCTGTTCACCGTGTGGGGCTATCCCGGCAGTACCGCCGAAGACTACGCCAAACGCTACAACTATCTCTTTAAGTCGTTGGAGGAAGCATGAATATCATCAAAGACGAAAACGGCCTGATCGTCAACAAGGCGTGGCCCATCGAAGCGGTCCGGGCGGAAGCCGCGCTGGCGGCGATGGTCGAGGAGCAATCCCGGCAGGCGGCGGTGCGGGCGATCCCACTGGATGACGACAAAACCGCATTGCTGGTCGCGCCAGCCTGCCCGGAATGGGCGGCGGGCACACATTACGAGGCGGGCGATATCGTGAACCGGTTCGGCCAGCCGTATCGGGTGATTCAGGCGGTCACGGCGCAGGAGCACCAGCCGCCGGAGAGCGCCGGGCTGCTCGCGATCTACCGGCCCATCGAAACGGCACACGACGGCAGCATCGACGACCCGATTCCGTACGTCAACGGCATGGATGTCGAAACCGGCAAATACTACACTTACAACGGCTTGCTCTATCAGGCGCAGGCGGATATGAAACCGTGCGTCTGGCCCCCGGATACTCCGGGCCTTTGGCAGTGGCGGCAAGTAACCAATCAAGAATAAGGAGAATAAATCATGATCGTGGATTGTTTTGGACGGCGCGCCGGAAGCGCGGAATTTCGCAGCCCCGTGGAACCGCTGCCTTATCTGTACGATGCGGGCGGCGAAAGCGGCCCGGCTTATGTCTGTTTCGATGAATCGGAAAAACGGGCGATCCACCGGATCACCACCGGCAGCGACGGAGTGAAAAAAGTGGAGTTCGCCTATGGAGCATGGGCCGACCGGGCGACCTTGACGTATCAGCCGGTGAACGGCGTCAACGGCAAATTGGAGGTGACCGAATGAGTTACAGAGAGTTTCTGAACAAGCTGCTGCTCGGCAATGAGGGCAGTTCGGGCGGTGCGTCCAGTTGGGACGAAATCTCCGGCAAGCCATCCGCATTCCCGCCATCGGCGCACACTCACGCGCAGGCGGACGTGGCCGGTCTCACGGATATCGCCGCCAAAGCGCACACCCACGCCAACAAAACAACGCTGGACAAGTTCGGCGAAACCAACGGCAAGCCCACCTACGACGGCGCGGAAATCGGCGGCGGCTCCACCGTGGACGAATCGCGGCTGCTGCCCGCATTGGATTCCGTGCCGGTCGACCGAAGCGGCAATCCGGTCGTATTCAAGGCGGTTTCCGAGGGGATGGATGAGCATACATTGCTTTACTGCCCATTTGACGCGGATTTTAATGATCATTCCAGCTATGCGCGAACCGTGACGCATGACACAAGTCGCGCAGGCCTGTCGATTTCACTGGAACGCAATAAGTTTGGAACCGGCTCCCTGCAGGGGACTGGATACACGACTGCGGGGGCTGTCTATGTGCAGATGCCGACGCCGATCGGTGCGGCAGATTTTACAATCCACAAGTGGATTTA